ATCCGCGCACGGAGCAGACCTGTATAACGATAGATACCGGGCTGGCCCGCTTTTATAAGGAGTTCTACGATGAAATAAACAATTTCACAAAGGATTTTGATAATTGGAAACCATATACACTAAAAAGAGATCGAGCAAATGACGAAGTTATTTAATAAAGGCGGTGACGGTGCCGGTGAAATAGTCCGTGTCCTGGGCCTGATCGATGATGATCTTGATTTTACCAAGTGGGAACCTATCTTACCGCTGGGGATTCGGGATTTACAGGCTATCATCGGGACGGAACCTATAGACGCGGTAGATAAGTATTACCGTGAAGATCATGCGGACGGCACGGAATCGGACGGCATGGCGGAAACTTTGCGGCTGATGCAGCAGGCGGTGGCAATGTTTACCTGGTTAAAGGTTATTCCCACTTTGGACGCACAACACGGAACGGCCGGACGTGGCAAACATCTTGGAGAGAATGAAACGGGCATGACCGCCTTACAGGAGTTCAAGGATGAAGAGAATATCCGGAACCTGGCTTATGAAGCCGTAGACGCGTTGGTGGAGCTACTGGATCGCGAAAAGTTTGATTTCTGGATGAACGGCATTAAGAAAAAGGCTATAAACCGGCTTCTTATTCAGAATAAGGAAACGTTCGATGAATATTACAATATCGGAAGTCACCGGCTTTTCCTGGTGCTTATTCCTATGATCCGGGAAGTTCAGGACGGGCAGATAATACCTGTTATCACCCGGAACCGTTATAATAAACTGATTGAAGGCGATACCGTTTTAACGGAGAAATTGCTGGAATATGTACGCCGCCCGCTTGCACTTCTTACCATAAAAAAGGCCGTTGAACGTTTACCGGTGGAAGTTCTGCCCAGTGGAATCGTACAGGTGCAGCAGAGCACAACCGTACGGGATAAACTGCGGGCGGAAAAAGAGGCCCGGCAGTCGGTTGCCAACAGCCTGGAACAGGACGCGGCGGCTTACCTGGATGTATTGCAGGATATCATCCGTGAGCTGGATGCACAGTCGGAAACGGTGGATTACTATATACCGGGTGTTACCGTACAATCCAAGGGAATAACTTTTTAATGTCCGGACATGGAGAAGTTTACCTATAATAATAAGACGGTGGAGGTTCCTTCCTGCCTGGATGAAGTCAACAGTGAACAATACCGGCAGTTTCTTATATTGTCGGTACTGATGAACCGCGGTACGATCAGCCCCGGCCAGTTTCGCGTAAAATGGCTTTCTTTTCTTCTGGGTATGAAAGCGGATTACACCATGTACCGGCGTGAGATCATCCGTGAGCTGGACGGCCAACTGAAAAAGCTGGACGGCTTTTTCTCTTATACGACCGGTAAGGAGGGCGAGCGGATCGTTACGCCCATTCTGAAAACCGGGCGTAACCTGATGCAGGATTTCGGGGGCTGGCATGGTGTCGGTGACATGCTGAACGGTCTTACTTTTGGTAACTTTTGTGATTGCCTGGATTTGTTGCAGCAAAGCAAACAGGCGGTGGTAGAAAAGGACGATCCGGCTATAAATGAAATCTTCCAGGATATCACGTTAAAGCTTTACCGGTACAAGGACCCGGAGAAGACGCCGGCTGTTCCTGCCTTGCTTGCCATTCATGCGGTAAATCTCTTTTCCGCCGTTTGGGAAATGGTTCTTTCCGGACCGGTTTATATCGGTGGTGAGGCAATCGACTTTCGGATATTGTTTCAGAAGCTGGCATCCGAGGACCGGAAGGCGGACGATAAAACCGGCTGGACCGGAATAGTCTTTGAAGTGGCGGCTTCCGGTGTGTTCGGCAATAAGAAGGAGGTGGACGATACGCCCTTCTGGGACGTATTGCTTTATCTGTATAAATGTAAGTTTGAGTATTTGCACCAAAAACGTAACAAGAAATGAGAACGACAACAGGAACGAAAAACAGGATCAAGAAATTCGAAGGCCTACGCCTGACGGCGTATGTATGTGCCGCGGGAGTATGTACGATCGGTTACGGTCACACGACCGGCGTAAAATCGGGTGATGTTATAACCGGGGCCCAGGCCGACGCCTTCTTTGAATCGGATATCCGTGCGGTAGAAAACCAGGTGAACGCGCTTCCCCTTCATCTGGGGCAGTACCAGTTTGACGCGGTAGTAAGCTTTTGCTTTAATGTAGGTATCGGAAAATTTAAGAAATCAACGCTTTATAAGAAGATCAGAGCGGATGCGTACGATTCATCTATACCGGCGGAGTTTAAAAAATGGATATACGGGGGCGGTAAGATTCTTCCGGGGCTTGTCACCCGCCGTGAATGGGAGGCGAAACGTTATCAGGGATTGACAATATGATAGATATAAAGGTTTACCGTGAATATTGGGAAGGCGTACAAAAACGTATTCCTGAAATAAAGAAGGTGCTGCCCGTTACCATTGACGAGGAAATGAGTAAGACGATACAGGGACTATCTAAAGGAGAATGTCCGGTGCTCTTTATTCTGATCCCGTCGGGAACGGGTGCCAGCCTTTCGGCTGATAATGTGAGGGAAAATAATTTATGCGTTATTTTCCTTATGAACAAGTACGATCCCCAACGTAAAGGAGCTTATGAGACTATCGAAGAGGTGCAGCCGGTTATGGAGCGTATTAAACAAATGCTGATAGAAGATTCTGCCACCGGTTGCCCTGTTACTAAGGAACTGGATTTAACCAGTCTTTCCACTCTTCCGGAATCCGGCTTCTACCGGACGTTTGCAGGGTGGAGCCTGGCTTTCTCATTTAAAACAAGATGATTATGGATGCTTTTGCGTGGTTCTGGTTAGCTGTTATAATATGTATTATTACAATAGGTGTAAATAGTACATTATGTACCTATTGGAGATATAAATATACCTCTGACAAGAAAAATGAAACTGTTAAGAACGAGTCCGGAGAAAGGCAGATTATTTCCGGATTCTCAAAAAATGAATAACTGAATGAGCGAGAATTTTAAAACGGATTTCTTTACCGACCGGATCGGGCGTGGAATACAGGACATATTTCAAGCCCAACTGGATATCGCTACCAAACGGATTTACCAGAAAGGTCGTGAACGTAAGAAAGTACAAGGAACTGGGGAGATCATACAAGGGCGGTCCGGCGCATTAATGGCCGCACTACAGAACCCGAATTATTCGGTCATTCCGGACGGCGAAGGGGTAATCGCCCGTTCTAACCTTCCATTATATACCCGCTTCCTGGATATGAAGAAACACGGTAATTACCAGATTTATAACCGGCAGATATACGGGATTCTATATCATGACACACTCGGGAAGGTTAAATATGAATATCAGGATTACGTGAGGGAAAGGGTAAAAGAAATGTTTACCAGTTCGCTAAAATAGGTAATAAAATTAATACCTAAATATTTGCAGGTAATGATTTTATTACCTATCTTTGTTTCAGTAACCAATAAAACAAAGTTTATGCCTGAAATTTGTAGATTTTTCGGTATTATTATATTCCTCTATTGGAAAGATCATAATCCGCCGCATATTCATTTTACTTATGGTGATTATGAATGTTCTATTAGCGTATTGGATCGGATTGTAGACGGTCAGGCTCCAGCTAAAGTTATCGCAAAAGTAAATGAGTGGATTAACTTGCATGAAGCAGAAATACTTTCCCTTTGGGAAAAGGCCCAAAAAGGGGAGAAAATAGATAAAATAGAACCATTAAAATAAACGCTTATGTTACGAGTTATAGATGTGGATTATATTAGGAATTACGAGCTTCTTGTTACTTTCAGTGACGGGAATAAAAAGATCGTGAATTTGGAACCTTATCTTACAGGTGAGGTTTTCGGGGAATTATTGGATAAGGAAAAATTTGTTCAATATGGTTTAACCCGTGCCACTATTGAATGGGCCAACGGTGCCGACCTTGCACCGGAGTTTTTATATGAAATTGGTATAGCTGCATAATTTTAGACCCTATGAATGATTGTTTAGCTATTCAAGATAAGAAAGAAGAAACTTTCTTATATCGGATTTTTATTTCTCACCCGGAACTAAATGCTTCTGCGGTGGCTCGACGTATGGGAATAAGTCAAAGCCTTATGTCTCAATATATAAGTGGAATAAAAAAGCCCTCACAAGAACGGGAGGCCCTAATAGTAAATACTATTAAAGATATCGGTAAAGAACTAACGATGATTGTATGACATACGAAGATATTTTATTTCTCATCAGCTTTTTCCTGGTAATAGCTTTTTTCGTAGGATGTAAGCATAAACCGGCTACTTTATCCGGGTGGCTTGCTTTTGCCTTTCTTTCCTTTATCGTGACGCCTTTTATATCAGTACCTTTAACCTGGTACGTTTGCCGGATGCTTGATCGAGCAACAATTAAGGATAAAGGATATTTTGATCCTTCGGATTTTACATTTAAGAGATAAAGTACTTTCTTCTTAGTATAATAAGCCTGTAGAATGGTTCTACGGGCTTTTTTTATGTCCTTTTCCGCCACTTTATACCAGGATAATTTTGCCTTATAAAATTTACTCTTATGGCAAAATTAAAACCTGACTATATCGAATGGGTGTTAACCCTGAACGCCTCCGATGCGCAAAAGGAAATACATAATCTTTCAGAAAAGAACAAGGAGCTCCGGGATAGTAATAAGGAGATAAAAAAGGCTATGACCGATTTAATCGCCACTGGGAAAGCTGGTGGTAAACAATGGAAAAGGCTTGATGAACAACTGAAAGAAAATAATAAGACGATCGGCGAGAATAACAAGAAGATTGCCGAATGTGAGAAACGGCTGGATAAAACCACCATGAGTGCCAACCAGTTGGCAAGGAAGGCGAACTCCTTGCGGAAAGAGCTTCGCGATACGGTGAAATCTTTGCAGCCGGAAAAATATGCCGCCCTGGAGAAGGAACTGAAAGAAGTTGAAAAAGCGTACGGGCAGGCCACGAAAAAGGCGGAAGGTTTCGGCGGTTCCCTTCTTTCCCTGAATAAAATGAAAACAGTTCTGGCCGGTGTATTTGTCACTATCGGCGCAATGATAACCGGGCAAATTGTCGGGGGGCTAAGGGATGCGATCAGTACTATTATAGAGTTCGAGAAGAAAAATAGTACTTTGGCGGCTATCCTGGGAACCACGAAAAAGAGTATCAAAGATTTAACGGATGAAGCACGCCGGCTGGGTGCCACTACTTCTTATACGGCTGCACAGGTAACGGAACTTCAGATAGAGCTTGCCAAACTGGGATTTTTCAAAGAGGATATTAAAGCGATGACGCCTTCCGTGTTGAAATTCGCTAAGGCGGTGGACACGGATCTTGCCTCGGCTGCCACGCTTGCCGGTGCAACATTGCGTATTTTCAACCTTGATGCGGAAGATACGGAACGGGCTGTTTCTACTATGACTATGGGATGTAACGCATCCGCTTTAAGCTTCGAGTACTTAAATACGGCAATGTCTATTGTTGGGCCGGTTGCTAATTCTTTCGGATTCACGATCGAGGAAACGACCGCCCTTTTGGGGGCTTTGGCAAACAGCGGTTTCGATGCTTCATCGGCAGCGACGGCAACACGTAATATTTTGCTTAACTTGGCTGACGGTAGCGGTAAACTTGCACTTGCCCTTGGTGGTCCTGTAGATAACTTAGAAGACCTTGTAAAGGGGCTGAAAAAGCTGAACAGTGAAGGAATAGACCTTAATAAGGCACTGGATTTAACGGATAAACGTTCGGTTGCCGCATTTAATACCTTTTTAAATGGTACTGATACCGTTTTAAATCTCCGTGATGCAGTAACAGGAGCCGAAGAGGGATTTAATGCCATGGCGGAAGAAATGGGTGATAATGTACAAGGTTCCCTCAATACATTAAGTTCTACTATCGAAGGGGTAGTTTTACGTTTCTATGAATCAAAGGGTATTCTTCGGGATTTAATAGACCTTGTTACGCTTATGGTGGAAGGTGTGGGAGGTATGATTGACATGTTTAATAAATGGGGTGTTGTCACTTATACCGTTACCGCCTATTTGGTTTCTTATTATGGAGGACTGAAAATCGCTACCATGTGGCACGCCCGTTTTAAAACGGCGACCCTTGCTTCGGTCGTTGCAGAGAAAGCGCACGCAGTACAGCTTTATATCAGCCGGGCGGCTACTCTGACTTATGCAGCAGCCCAGGCACTATTACACAAGAATACTACCAGATGTACCGCTGCCCTTCGGTTAATGAGGATCGAACTTTTGAAGAATCCATATACGGCCCTGCTCGCATTACTCGTGGCAGTCGGGGTGGCTATTTACCAGCTTGCAAAGAAGACGGAACAGGCTTCGGCAGCAATGAAGGCCCACCAGGAAGTTGTAAAGAAAGTGAATGAAGAGTATTCCAGCCAGGAGGCAAAAATAAAAACTCTTGTAGCTGCTATCAATGACGAAAATCTTTCCAACTACACCCGTAAGCAAAGGCTCGCTGAATTAAAAGAACTGATACCGGATTATAATGCGGAATTGAATGAAGAAGGCAGACTCATTAATAACAATAAAGAGGCTATAGATCAATATTTGGTTTCCTTGGAAAAACAAATTAAGTTGAAGGCTTACCAGGAGGAACTGGAAGAATTGTACAAGAAAAAAAGGAACCTTGAAAGCCAGGAAGCAGAACAAAGCGACGCTTACTGGGACACTCGCCAGCAAAATACACTGTCAGGATATAACCGGAACAGCCTTACTGCTAAAATAAGCCGTTTATTTGGTACGGAAAAAGAGGCTAACCAGCTGAAAGCCCTACAGACAACACAGAAGGATTTGGCCGGTATAGAATCAGCTATCGCCCAGATCAATAATGATATATTAAAAACAGAGGCGACGGCCACTTCATTAACCGGGACCAATAAAGAAAATATAAATACTGAAACATCCCTCATAAAGAAACTGGAGGCGGAAAAGAAAAAGGTCCAGGAGCAGTGGGCAGAAGACAGCGAAGCGAATATCGCCAAAAAGAACAAGGAAATAGAACGTATCGACGCCGAAATAAAACGTTTGAATGAATTAGGTAAAGTCAAAAAGAAAGCGGAAGCCGGGGAGTATAAAAATACGGAAACGGACGCTACATTAAAACCGCTGGAGATCGAGCATGAAAAACGTATGCTTCTAATCAAACAGAATCGGGAGAAGGAAAATAAGACGGAAGCCCAGTACATTCTCGAAGGGACGGCGGAAAATCTTCGCTATTACCGGGAACGTATCGACGCACTCCAGAAGCTGGAAGCAAAGACCCCGGCCCAAAAGAAGAAGTTACTCGACGAAATCCACAAGCTCGAAACGGAAGCACAGACGGCCATTTTTACGGAAACCGGCAAGCAGGAAGACGCCCGTATAAAACTGGTGCAGGAGAAACGGAATGAACGATTAAAAATTGAAACCGCTTATTACAATGTTCAGAAGGACACCATGGAAAAAGCGGTATTAAACCGGAGTATAACGCAGGAAGCTGCCGATGCCTATATGCTGGAAGTTGAACAGGCACATACGGCGGAACTTCTGGAGATAAACCGTACCTATCTGGATGATGTAAACGCCCTGGAGATCACCAGCAGACAAAAACGTATAGATACCGTTACGGAAGCGGCCGACGCCGTACGTGAAACCGAGATGCAACTACTACGTGACCGGGCGGCCATTGCTCAAAAAGTACGTGAAATAACTTCCGTTCCGATAGGAATAACCGGTATGCAGGAAGCACACCGTAAGCAGATTCAGGATGTAGAAACAACTTATAATGCTATAATTGAGATAGCGAGACAGGCAGGAATTTCTACCGTTGGTTTAGAGAAGCAGAAACAGCAGGAAATTAACCAGCTTGAATTTGAATACCAGAATAGTTTATACCAGATTCAATCCCAGATCGGCGTATCATGGGCGCAGGAATACCAGAATGAACTATCCTTGTTAAAGAATCTGCACGATCAGGAATTAATAGACGAAAAGACATACCAGCGTAAAAAACTGCAAATGCAGATGAATAACGCTAAAAAATACTTTGACTATTATTCCGGCCTTTCCTCTTCCATGGTGGAAGCTATTCAGCAGGCCGAAATCGACCAGGTGGAAGCAAAATACGATGTTCTCATACAGGAAGCCGAGAACAACGGGGAAGATACTGCCGCTCTGGAAGAAGAGAAGGAAAATAAGAAACTGGAAATTCAAAAGAAGTATGCGGATGTAAACTTTGCTATCAAGTGTTCCCAGATCATAGCAGATACAGCCGTTTCGATTATGAAGGCGTACGCGGACTTAGGACCGATCGCCGGAACCGTTGCTGCAGTAATGCTTGCGGCTACTGGCGTGGCCCAGCTTGCATCGGCCAAAGCAGAAAGGGACAGAATTAAAAACATGTCTCTAAAAAACACTACCGGCAGCAAAACTGCCACGGCTGAACGTGTTGTTTCCGGTTCTTCCGGTGGTGGATATTCGGAAGGTGGTTACACCGGTCCCGGTGGGCGTTATGAAGTGGCCGGCGTTGTTCATAAGGGGGAATATGTGGTACCACAGCCGGAAATGAATAATCCTAAAGTAATCGACGCTGTTAGCACTATCGAAGCGATCAGGCGGCAGCGTACCAATGCAAACCCGTTGCCACAGAATCCGGGTGAATATGCGGAAGGCGGTTACGTTACCTCTTCTGCAGGGGATTCTTCCTACCGGGAGTTCCTGGAAGCGGCAAAGGAGCTCCGCGCCTCCTGTGAGGCTATCAAATTGATAAAGGCTTATATCGTTTATCAGGATTTGGAAAAGGCTAAAGAAACTATAGATAATGCCCGCTACACCTTTACACGCGGAAAATAAATAATCATTATGCTAAAGATTAAGACGAACAAAGGTTATCTGGATTTAGGGGGTGACTTTACCGTACAGATTGACGAAAAATCCCCCGTCATGAACGACCGGGGATCGCAAACCGTACCGGTTACGGTTCCATGTACCGGTAACAATGCTAAAATAACCGGCTTTGCTCACCGTCTGGACATGGGTATAAAAACGATGAATGAAGATCAGGCATGTACGGTATTGGACGGAGCATATAAACGTACCGGGAAGATAAATATTGTTTCCGCCGGTAAAAAAGAAGGTATTACCCTTAACATCGGCTTTGACAATTCAGAAGCCTACAGCTCATGGAAAGCAAAAAAATTAAATGCTATTACGTTACCAGTGAAGGAGTATAGCAGCGTTAATTCTCTTTGCGCACATTTGCAACAAGTTTTAGGAGGTTATCAGACTGATTATGCCGTATTTCAGATCATGACCGGCAACGATTCGGATGATAACCAGTCTTACCCTAAATACCTGAACTATATCACACCTGTATCAGAGGGAAGTAAAGTTTATCAGTTGCGTTATCAGGCAAGAACGGAAACCTTTTTAGTAAACGGCACTCCGACTGCAGTAACACTTCCGGAAGGCTACGGCGTGACGGCTTTTTTATATGTATGGCGTGTGCTGGAACTTGTTTTTTCTGAATTCGGATATACCATAACCGAAAATCCTTTTAAGACGGACAAAGAACTTTCTAACCTGGTAATATTGAATAATGCCGCCGACTGTTGTGTCAAAGGTAAACTTTCTTATGCCGATCTGATGCCGGATTGTACAGTGGAAGAGTTTTTAAACGCCCTGTATGTGCGTTTTGGACTGGTTTATAATGTTTCTTCCGATACGAAAACGGCCACGTTAAGACTGATCCGGGATATTGTGGATGATGTTCCGGACATTGATTTGTCCCGTAGCCTGACGGACGAACCTTTAATAACTTACGAAACGGCCCGACAAATGAAGTTATCGGCCAAGACTTCCTTTACCGGTGCGGCCCCCTCTGTTGAACGGTTTGAAGACTATTTAAAGGATCAGGAAGTGGCCAGGTTGGCGAAAGTTGACATTACCAAAAGGGTGATACATCTAAATTATGAGGAAACGACGGGGCGGTGGTTCAAATGGGATGAAGACAACAAACGTCTTACTTATTCTTCATCGAGTTTCTTTTCCTGGGATCGGAAAACCGACAATATCGAAGATAACGAATTAACCAGTGACGACGAATGTGTTCCAATGGATTTTGCCCCGAATGATATTCTTTCCCCTCAATATCTGGCTGATTACGTTCACCGTTATACATATCTTAAAACATCCTCCAATAATGATGATGAAGATTCGGAAAAAGTAGAAACGCCTTTATCGTTTGTGTTTGCTTTTACATCCTCACAGAATAGTACATATCCTTTCGGTTCCGTACTACCCTATACTTCCGAGGGTGAGGAAGTCGTACTAAAAGACGGAAGTAAACATACGATATCACTTTTGTTTCAATATAAAAACGGTCTGTTTATAAACTTCTGGAAAAAATATGATGCTATAATAAGACACTCTTTCAACCAGGTAGAAACGAATGTCCTGTTACCGGTCCACCAGCTTATGAGTATGGATATATTGACACCTGTAGCACTTCGTGGCCAGTACTTGCTTTTTGACGGGCTTTCTTATTCGCTTCCGGCAAATAAGATTGTACCTGTTGATCTGACATTAAGAACGCTCCGGTTAATAGCCCCCTATAATCTTGATGAAGAACATTATATTAAAGAATTTGGAAGTATCTTATATGTCTGGAAATTGGTTCGTAACACCCAGGCGGAAGTGCAAGAAAATAAAAAGCAGGAGGTATTAAACTACTTGAAAGGTTTAGGCTTTACTATTGAGAATGAACGCTATTGGACTATAACGGACGGTTTTATTAATCCCGGTACGGATGATTATATAATAGAAAATCCACCCACCTCTGAAAATGACACCCTAACAAGATACTATCAGTTTCAGTTAAGAGTGAATATAAATTATATACAAAATGATCCGGAAGCTACTACTGGAACTTACAATGATACATTTACCCTTACTTATATAGGGGAATTTATATCGGTAGTGTATTCCGGTTAATCCCCGTCCTTTACTCTTCCTTTCATAAACCCAACTTTTGCATCATGGAAAAACAGAATAATATCATCCTTGCCCCGTCGTCTTCACAGGTGACGGAGCTTTATAAGCTTTGGAAGGAAAATCATTCGGGGAAGCTCACGGACTTTTACAAGTTCCTGACGTCCCCCACAGATCAGCGTGACCGTTTCCTTTCCGGGCTTGAAAACAAGAGTGAATTTTACGGAATATTCATTGTTAACGCCTTTGAATTATGAGTTTGACAGCAAGCATCGATCCGACGGAAAACGCTTTTACCGGAAATCCTGTTTATCTTTCGGTAGAAACTACTTCTATGGTGACGTATAATATTATGCACTGTTTAAACTTTGAATACCGGAGGTCTTTATTTACCGGGAACGGTAACGGAAGTTTCAAGGTAAATATTGCCGAAGTTCTGGAAACAGTGTTTGAGGATATCCCCGTTTTAAATGGAAGTAGTGATATATTGATAAGCCTTTCCTCCGGCTGGTACAACAAGGCTACTATCATGATTATCATGCAGAACGAAGAAGCGGAAACGGCAACCTTGGTTTTAGCCGCCTGGCGTGGCGGTATATCCAAACGGGCTTTTAAGAAATTGCATGAAGAAGGTAATAACATCTTTTCATTGAAGTTCTTGAATGAATCCTGCAATTTCTTCTTTACCACCCGGAGCAATGACTGGCGTATAACGATGCGCGAGACGGAACTTTACCCGCTTTGTTTCATTTATCCAGAACATGAACTGAAAATAACGGAACTTCTTACCGGTCAAAGCCTTGCAGTACCAGGCCGGGTGGAGAACTTTTGCGCTTTGAATCTGGAGGCGGTAAGACTTAAATTCTTTACCGATTACGGGGTACTGGCCAACCTTTTTGACGTGTATAGCGGTGATACGTTTGCCTGCCGGATCGGGATCGAGCAAAGCCTGACGGTCCGCGAGCGTTACCGACTCCGGTTCCTGAACAGTTACGGGGTTTACGAACTGTTTTCCCTGGAAGGCGAAGCGAGCGTAACTCCCGGCATGGATGAAGACGAAGACACAGTTTTCCGGCGTTACGATGAAATTACCGATGATTATTATTCGGATCGCATACGGACGGAGATACAGGAGGCCGTAACGATTAAGACGGGATTCAAACGCCCGCAGGAAATACGCTTTCTTCTTGACCTGCTTTCCTCTGATAATGTCTACCTGTCTGGTTACGGTCAGGAAGAGATCAAGGTAATTCCTTCGGCGGAAGAGTTTTCTTATCGTGTCCGCCCTGACGCGCCGCAGAACGTGACGTTAAAGCTCACGTTTGCCGAGAAGGAGTCCAACTGGACCGGAGAAATTACGGAAAGCGGCTACCGGAAACCGGGCGTTCATTCCAAAGAGTTCAGCAAACAATTTAATTAATGTATCTATATGGCAACACAGGAGTATATCGATGATCTTATTATAGTCATTGAAACCGCGGAAGACGCGGGAAGCGTTACTAACCAAATGGTGGCGGCGGTTCTTGACTTTTTAAACGTAAACCTGAAAAAGGTTTCCCAGGGTGAGGAAGTCCTGGAAGAGGAAGCCGCACGCATTGCCGCCGATGCTGCATTACAGAAGGCTATAGACGCCGTATCTTTACGTATCGACCGGCTTGTCGGTAATAATGCCTCCCAGGCAATCGACAACTTTAACGAAATTCTTAATTTTCTGAACGGGCTTAAAGATAGTGATTCGCTTGCCGCATTGCTGGCTGATATTAACACCCGTATTGGCAGCGAAGACGGTTCACAGAGCGAAGACGGTTCTCTTTGGGGAAAGCTGAAAAGTTTATCCCAGGATATTTCCAGTTGTTCCGAGGACATAAGCACGTTGCAGGTAGACCGTGACAAAATAAAACAGGAGTTGCAGCAGACGGCCGGACTCCAGGTTTCAACCTTTACCAACGTGAACAACTTTTTGAACGCCGGTACCGTCTATAGTGACCTGTCGGGAGTGTTTACAGCATTGAAAACGGCGGATAAGATTAACAATGTCCGGAAAAACGGCGTGATCCTTTCGTTCCTTACTGCCGACGGCTGGGTGACGAAGCAATTTAGAGGTAATCCGGACACGGATTTTGAAAATGTCGAAAAGTGGGAGGATTTCGGCAGCGGCGGTTCGGCCGGCGGGAATACTTATAACGTAACCGGTAACATGCCACTAACGGAAGGTTTCTATACTCTTGCTTCCGCCATTGCCGCGGTACCGGACAAGTGGCGCGACCGGGGGCGTGTTATCACCTTTGAAACATCGCTCGGTAAATGGGAGACGTGGCAATTTACCGGAACCGATCCGGCTGTCTGGGATCAGGAGGCGAGCTGGGAAGAGTTCGGCGGCAAAGGAACGGTAAAGAGTGTAACGGTAAACGGCGAGAAGCAGACGCCGGACGCGGCCGGTAATGTGAATGTAAACGTGGATATCCTGGAAGTGGACGAAACTTTGTCCTTAGATTCCACCAATCCGGTAGAAAACAAGGTTGTAACCGCCCGTTTTAACGAGGTGGATGCTTCCACGTTGTTCAATGTAAATGCGGAGGTAAGCGAGGATGAAACATCCGTCCGTCTGTCTTTCCAGAATAAAAGCGGTGCGGAAATTACCGCTGTGGATATCCCGGCCGGTTCCGGTGGAGGTTCCGGCGAAACGGTGGCTACTAAAATTGTATTAAATGCGGCTGTAGATAACACCATAATCAAGGAAGGCGGAAACGCCCGTCTTACTTATACGTACGATCACCAGTACACCACGGGAGACGAAAAAGGGGAATCCACCGGGCAAAAGGCAGATATAACCGTTACGATTAGGCGTGGAACAACTACCATGTATTCCCAAACAGTCAGCGATGTTTCTAAAGGTAGTTACGAACTGGACCTTTCAAGTTACTTGCTTGTGGGAAACACGGATATTTACGTAGTGGCAACCACTACCGATCCGACTACCGGCAAGAAACAAACCCGACAGGCATTTACATCCGTAAAGGTTGTCAGCCTTTCCCTTACCAGCTCTTATAATCTGGCCGGGGCCATAGCCGCTGGCGGTTATACGCTGGCCGATACGATTAATATTCCTTATGCCGTCAACGGTTCCGGAACAAAGGTCGTCACGCTTTATCTGAACGGCCAGCAACAGAACGCGCACACCATTACAAGATCGGGAACGACAAACGGCAGTTTCAGTTTGTCCCCTTCTTCGCTTGTAACCGGTCGGAATACCGTTCAAATGGTTGCCGAAATGGAGGCTTCCGCCGATCTTGTGTTAAAATCCGAAAGTATCTACATTGATATCCTGAAATCCGGAGGATCGGCACCGTTCATCGGCACGATGATAAGTTTTCCGGACGGCCGTATTTTTACGGAGGATCATCTTGTTCCGCGCCTGGAAGCGGGGCAGTACGAACAGGTGAAATTTGACTTTGTGGCTTATGATCCCGACGCGACGCCGGCCCAAATGGACGTTTACCGGGACGGGGTGAAAACGCAGTCTGTCAGTGTGGCCCGTACTACACAGACATACACCAACCGTTTTACGGAGCAGGGCGAGATCACTATGAAATTTAAGACGGGAGCCACGGAATACCCGTTTTATATCGACGTGGCGGAAAGCGGGATCGACTTGCAGGAAACTACCGCCGGGCTTGTACTGAAACTTTCAGCAGCCGGGCGGAGTAACAGTGAATCCGATCCGGGAGCCTGGGATTATGGCGACATACATACAACGTTTGCAGGTTTCGACTGGAACAGCAACGGCTGGACGGGTGACGCCCTGAAACTTACGGGAGGCGCGAAGATTGAAATCGGGTACCGGCCGTTCTCCACAGATGCGACCACTACCGGGGCTACCTATGAAATGGAAATTCTTTGTTCGTCGGTAACGGACCGGCAGGGAGTGATACTGGACTGTATGGCCGGCGATATCGGTTTACAAATGACAACGGAGCAGGCCCTTATGCGTGTTTCTGGCGGTACGGAAGTAAGTACAAAGTTTGCAAGTGATATGAACCTGAAAATAGCCTTTATTGTCGGGTCCAAGGCTGGCAAACGGTTGCTGGAACTTTATGTAAACGGAATCCGTTGCGGGGCTGTACAGTATGGGGCTACCGAAGGACTACTGCAGGCGGAACCGGTGAACATCCGTTTGTTCAGTGATACGGCGGATGTGGAGATCAGGAATTTCCGTATTTATAACCGTGCGCTTACGGATGATGAAGAATTAAATAATTACATGGTAGACCGTACTACGTCGGACGAAATGGTCCTGTTATTTGAAAAAAACGATGTTACGGGGGACAACGGTACGGATATCGACATAGACAAGTTACGCGCCCAGGGAAAGGCGGTTATGCGAATTGTCGGCGATGTGAACCTTGTCAACGCCACCAATAACAAGAAATTCGAGGTACCGGTCGATATCTATTTTTATAGCCCGTACGGTAAGGAGTATGATTTTGTAGCAAGGAATGTCGGTCTAAGAATACAGGGTACATCATCCACCACTTATCCGCGTAAGAATTACCGTCTTTATTTCTTGCGCCTGGAAAAATACGGTACCACGCTGGAAGTTAACGGCGTGGATGTGCCGTCTCTTGAATACAGTTTCAAACCGGGAGCACGGCCGATCAGTATATTCTGTTTGAAAGCGGACTTTTCCGATTCTTCCGGTACACATAATACCGGTGCGGTGCGTATTGTGAACGACGTTTGGAAGAAGTGCGGGTGGCTGACACCGCCGCAGGCTGCATATAAGGGGGAATATGACGTGCGTATAGGCGTAGACGGTTTCCCTATGGACCTGTTTTATGACAACGACGGCACCGGTGCGAATACTTATCTGGGAAAATACAATTTCAATAATGAGAAGTCGGAAAGTGCGATTATTTACGGTTTTGAAGGAATTGAAGGATTCAACGACGAAGCGGCCCTGAACGGGCAGCGTAACAAATGTATCTGTCTGGAGTTCTTGAATAACTCCGAGGCCCTTTGTCTGTTCGGGACTACCGATATGTCTTCTTTTGATGATGCGCTGGAATTTCGTTTCAAGGCAGATACTACCTGGGCGGATGCACACGAGGACGACAAGGCGGCAGTTACAAGGCTTTGGAACTGGATCAATTCATGTAAAGGTAATTCTGCTAAGTTTCTGGCGGAATATAACCAGTATTTCGGTAATGACAGCCCGTTTGCATGGTATCTGATTACCGATTACTTTATGGCCGTGGATAACCGGGCAAAAAATATGATGCTGGCAACTTGGGACTCTCTGATCTGGTATTTCCTTCCTTACGATATGGACACTTTGTTCGGTGTGCGTAATGATTCGGTACTGAAATACGAATATACCATTACCCACGAAAGTTTTGACAACAGTATAGGTTCTTATTCGTTTGCCGGCCATGATTCCGTTTTATGGGAACTGGTACGCAGTTGTCCGGACAAATTGCGTGAAGTAGCGGAAACCTTGCGTAGCAATATGAGCCTTGAATATGTTCTGCAAGTATTTAACGAGGAGCAAATGGGTAACTGGTGCGAGCGGATTTATAACAAGGATTCGGAATATAAATATATCCTTCCGCTTACCGAAGGGGTGACAACCAGCAGCGGAACCAGTTATTATAATTATCTGTATGCCTTGCAGGGCAGCCGTTACGCACACCGTACTTATACCATTCAGAACCGTTTTGCCCTTCTGGACAGTCAGTACGTGGCCGGTACTTACCGCCGTGACAGCTTCGCGGCTTATTTCGGGTATAAGTTCGGCAGTGATAACCGGAAAATTCGGATTACGGCCTCCGAACGGTATTATTACGGGTACGGGTACACGTCCGGAACACCGCACCAAAGCGCGGTACTTGCAGAAATGGCCGGTAGTGTGGTGGAACTGACAATGGACACGGATTTGATTGTAAACGATCCGCAATATTTCTACGGTGCAAGCCGTATTCGCGGGCTTGATCTGACGGATGTAAGCCACGCCATTGTCGGCACGTTGAACCTGAACAACTGCACGGCCTTGCGTGATCTGAATGTTAGTTGTGAGGCCGGACAGACGACATTTAACGCCCTTCTGGTGGGTAATTGCCGTAATCTTCGAAAACTCGACATATCCGGACTTAAATCTTCTTCCTTTACCGGTATGGACCTTTCAAGTAATACCAAACTTGAAACCTTCCTGGCCGGTGATACATCCCTTACCGGTGTGACATTTGCCGGCGGTGCGCCTCTGGCCGTTTGCGTCCTTCCCGGAACTTTGCAGACGCTCGAACTCCGGTACCTGAACAAACTAACCAATGCAGGGCTGCAGCTGGAAGGTACGGCAAATATCACGCGCCTTGTGATTGATAACTGTAGCCTGATCGACTGGAACACGTTATTACAGCAATGCAGTGCGACCAGCTATCTACGAATTACCGGTATAGATATGGACGGGAACGGTAATTTGCTTCGCAGGCTTATGACAATGGGCGGCGTTGATGAAGACGGGGGAAACGTGCAGACGTGCCGCCTGGTAGGTACGTACCGGCTCACCCAGTCCATGTCGGATGAAGAGTACGCCGCCACCTGTGCACATTTCCCGGAACTGAATATCATTCAGCCGCAGTTTGTCGGTATAAAAATAGATCAGACGGTAGGAGACGGGGAAAAGATTACGAATCTGGATAACTCTACCGGATATGACTATAATACTGAATTTACCCCGTCTTCCCATATATTGGAAGTGTTGTCGAAAAGACGTTGTATTCTGGCTAAAAAGACGGCGGAGGGTGAAATGACCTGTTACCCGCTTCATGATGAGAACCGAAATAAATACGCGGATAGTGACAGCGTGGAGAACGCCACGGATGCAGTATTAACCGGATCGGAAGGTGAAGTTTACATATATGAGCCTCATTACTGGTACAAGGGAGTAACGGACGTGCTGAATCAGTGCCTTTACGGTTTTATTTCAAGTAATGAGGATGCGCCGGCAGCAGCAGGGTACACCAGTATAAGATTTACCCGCGAGGAACTGGATGTGACGGAAGGGATCGGGATTCGTAAGAATACGGATTACACAACCATTGAAGAGGCGAAGAATGAATACGAATCCGGATCGTTCGCCCTGGTGGACGTCCGGGATTACAAGCAGGTTCGTTTTCCCGGTTTTGCTTCTACTCTTTACGGTGCTGTATTTATAGATGATGCCGGGAAAATAGTAAGTCGGATCAGCGTTTCAAATGCGAACGGTTTTATCAATGGTATGTATCTGTTTTGTGCCGTTCCTGTAGGGGCTACGAAACTGGCCTTTACTTTCCTTAATTCGGCGGCCTTCGATTTCGTTTTACTCACAACATCGGAAAGTGTGGAAGCGATCGAGCCGGACTGGGTAGAGCATACGGAATGCCTGGGCGGTGTTTATGAAGCCTATCTGATTGATGATGTGCTGCGTTCTGTCAGTGGTGTTTCAAGTGTAGGAACTATTTCACAGAGCCAGGCAGTCAAATACGCCCAGAACAGGGGCAAAGGTTTCCAGCTGTTCGACTGGGAGATGCACAAGGATGTGGGTAATCTGCATTTCTTTAAATACGGTAATACCGATTCGCAGGGAGTTTGCGGATATGGAACAAACAATTACCAGAAAGTGACAGGCCTTACAAATGCGCTGGGGATGCGTGATACGGTTTCTTATTATAAGGAAAAGGGCGGTTCCAATCCACAGGCGGAAGGTGCTTACCGGGACGGTGTAAATTATCAGTCCGTCAATGTGCTGGGATATGAGAATTTCCAGGGAAACAAGGCGGAATGGTTGCAGTATGTCACAGTAAACAAGACGGCGGCGGACGGAAGGTGGTTTATTACCATGCCGGACGGAACGGAACGCGTTGTACAGGGAATTACTGTTTATAATGCGGATATTTATCCTACCCACATGGTTTGGGGCCGGTATATGGATTTGATTGCGGCCAAGGAAGGCGGTTCCACTTCCTCTCATTGGTTCGACAGGTTCTATGTGGGTACCGGGCTTTCTCGTGTGGTGTATCGGTCGTACCACTACGCGAACGCGTCTGGCGGTGTTTCGTATGCGTACGCGGGTAACGATTCATCGTACACGGGTGCGAGCATCGGCGTTCGGCTTGCCTTCAGGGGCATCATACGCTGGGCGGGTAGCGTCGCGGCCTTTAAAGCCATAAATCAGGCAGATTAAGATAAAAAATAGCAACGTAAAACGTTGTGCGGGTAGCGCAGGCGTCCGGAAGTAAGACGGGTGCCGGTGCTTCCTGAAAGTACAAAGGCGGATTTCCTCATATACACTCGTGTGGTGTATCGGTCGAACAACAACGCGAACGCGTTAGGCGGTGTTTCGTATGCGAACGCGAATAACGATTCATCGAACACGAATGCGAACATCGGCGTTCGGCTTGCAAACAATTAGGATAAAGAAAAAGCGCATAAGCCTTAAAGATTGGCGTACAACAGTGGGGACGTGTCCCCGGCGTGGAGCCAAGAGGAATGAGCCTCGCCAACAGCAGCCGTTTACGGCTGGAAAGGGGAAAAATAAAGCGCAGGGCAATGGGGTTTGGTAGGAATTTTTTTCGAAGAAGCCCGGCCCGGGGAATTGAAGGCTAATTTAATTATCATGTGGAGAGAAGATAATATTATAGAAGAGATTGTCGAGGACTCCAATATAGAGGACGCCATAAAAACGGTATTGCGCAAAAGAAGACGAAAGCGCAGCTTTGCCGGGCGTAGAATACTGGCGGATGTCCCGAAGGCAGTAGAGAGGATCAGGCAGCGGATCAGGAGTGGGCGGTTCAAGCTCGGAGGATATCGGGAAATGACCGTAGACGACGGGCCGAAGGTAAGGACCGTACAATCGGTTTCCCTGGAGGACAGGATCGTTCTTAACGCTGTTATGAATGTGGTGGACCGGCATTTGAAAGTACGTTTTATCCGGACTACTTCCGCATCCATTAAAAACAGGGGAACGCATGACCTTTTACAGTATATCGTTAAAGATATAAAGGATGATCCCGAAGGAACCCTGTTCGGGTACCAGTTCGATATAACGAAATTCTATGAAAGCGTAGACCAGGACATTTTGCTGGATGCAGTGAAAAAGATGTTCAAGGATAAAATATTAATCGGAATCCTGGAAGAGTGCATCCGCATGATGCCTAAAGGCGTAAGTATCGGGCTAAGATCATCACAGGGGCTTTGTAATTTGCTTCTATCCATTTACCTGGATCACCGGTTAAAGGATCAGGAGGCAGTAGCACACTATTACCGGTATTGTGACGACGGTCTGGTGCTTTCCGGTAGTAAGAAATACCTTTGGAAGGTTAGGGATATCATTCATGAACAGGCCCGTAAAGCCCGCCTGGAGATTAAAAGCAATGATACCGTTTTCCCGATCACCGAAGGTATCGACTTCCTGGGATATGTAACCCGCCCGGATCATGTACGGTTAAGGAAGCGTAACAAACAAAAGTTCGCCCGCAAGATGCACAAGGTTAAAAGCAAGAAACGCAGGCAGGAGCTGACCGCCTCATTTTACGGGCTTACAAAACATGCCGATTGCAAGAACTTATTTTATAAACTAACAGGAAAGAAAATGAAAAAATTAAAAGATCTGGGCTACAAGTACAAGCCTAAAGACGGACGGAAACGATTTACCGGGGCAAGGATCAAGTCGCCCGAACTGATGAACAAGGATGTGATCGTACTTGATTATGAAAAGGATGTTCCGACGAAAAACGGAAACCGGACTGTTATAAAGCTGGAACTCGACGGCAAGGAGAGAAAGTATTTTACCAGCCTGGAGGAAACACTTTTCATTTGTGAATCAGCGGCAAGAGACGGAGAACTGCCTTTTGAAGCACATTGCGAAGGTGAAGTAAGTGAAAAAGGATTGATAATTATACATTTTACTTGAAATGATACGAATTTATGCAGACAGCAAGGCGGAACCGGTAAGATGTACCAACCGCCGCCGGGGAATCTGGCGTATTACGTGGGATTACCAGGAAACAGAGACAGCAGAAGGAGTGCAGCGTAGTTACATGGAAGAGACGTTCGATCATCTACCCGCACTGGCAGAAATCAAGGCGGTTATTAATGAATGGTATAACCGGAAGATAACCGACACGATCGAAAGCGGGTACGTATGGAACGGCCTGAAAGTCTGGCTTTCCATGGAGAACCAGATGAATTATAAGACGGCGTACGATCTTGCCTTGCAGACAGGCGGGGAAAACCTTCCTGTTACTTTCAAGCTCGGGGAAGAAGACAACCCGACGTTTTACGAGTTTGCAAGTATGCAGCAACTACAAGAGTTTTACACCGGTGCCGTGAAACATATACAGGAGACACAAAAGGAAGGCTGGGAACTTAAAAAGGCGATAGACTGGAGCGTTTATACGTTGGAGTAGAAAAAGTGAAGGGGGAAGCGGGAAACACGTTTCCCCTTCACTCTTTTAGTTATAACATATCATCAAAGGCGTGTATTCCCGCTTCGCGTTCATCTTCCAGAGCATGTGCGTAAACCATTGTCATAGTTATAGAACTATGTCCCAAAAGGTGGGATAGCGTTACGATATCATGTGTTTTCTTATAATACAAGGTAGCGAATGTATGCCGCCCGGTCTTTGAACTGATATCCTTTGTTATTCCTACTTTACCGGCTATTGTTTTCAATACCCGGTTTATATCCTGATCCGTGGGAAGGTTCATAAACAAGTTACCTTTTGTACGTCCGGCCCGGTAATATTCATAGATATAACGTGCCGGGTCCGATAAGGGTACAGTTACCGGTATTTTTGTCTTACCTCGTGTGTAGTGTAGTTCATTCCCTATGAACTGGTTTATCTGCAATGCTTTTGCATCGCCTATATGCAAAGAAGTAAAACAAAGAAACAGAAAAAAACGGAGTACGTTCTGGGTACATTCTTCCAGGCGGCCGGACCGGTACAAGGCGGTCAGACGGAGGAGTTCTTCTTCCGTCAGGTATATAACTTCACTTTTGGGGCGACGTATCTTTATGGCCGCGAACGGGTCCTGGTCCATATAACCGCCGCGTATGGCGGCACCTACATATATTTTGATAGTAGCCATGTTACGCCATGCCGTAGAATCCATGTTACCTATTTTGCGAAGATATGCAAAGAAAGACAGGAGAAATTCGTGGGTAATCTCTGAAAATACAAGGCCGGGTGCGAATGTTTCCAGTTTCTTGATGATAGAAACGTGATGTTTCCAGGTACCGAAAGAAATAGTTTTGCTAATTTGTTTGAGGTAAACCCGTGCAAAATCAAAGAAGGTACCAAAATCGGAGGGATTGTTATACTGGCGGAAGAAACTTTCTTTTGTCAGCGTCTCATTTTTAAGACGGGCACGGACAAATATATCGCTTACTCGTGAACGGATATTGGAGATGATTAAATTTTTATCCTTACTTTCTTTGTCCCGGCCTTTTATCACTTCGTTTTGCTCATCCCATTCTTTAGAGGTGACACTTAACCTTACCGCGATCCTTATTTTCTCGCGGTTGATATAAAATTCCACATACAGGGGGAGCCGGTCGGTTTTGCCTTTTTTGCCTTGTCTTACAACTCTTATTGCCGTCATTTTTATATGCCTATTTTATGCCTGTAGAGGGGATATGCCTACAAATATGCCTACACAGGCAGGTTATTAAAAGTTAAACGGGGCGAAAGTAAAACGTTTAATATCAGCTATTTAAAAGAAAAATCCGATAACATTTAACTGTTACCGGATGTTAATAGTGATTCAAGTAAC